CTGCGGGGCTTGTGAGGCCTGGTAGTCATCAATGATCTGCTGGCTTAGATAACCCGGCGCATAAATAGAACCCATACCTTGAGTAAACTGTGCTTGGTAAGGATTGACGCCTGACGTAGAAGCGCTGGCAGCACTTACATCTACACCGCTCTGCGCATACAAGACTTGACCGCCTTTGTTGTACTCTCCAGTGTTACCTACAGCCTGAGGTGGAGGTGTAACCATACCGCCTACAGCCATGCCCATCTCTTGTAGCATTGCAAGCTCTTCTGGAGTTAGAGCGCCCTCGGTCTGGTTGTCCATAGTTTGACTTACTGGCTCACCACCAATACGTCCCTCTGCTTCCATCTGACCCATGCCCTGCTTGGCCTGTGTACGTAGATCCTCAAAGAACTTAACACCGTAGTAGCGTGTAACATCAGCAGGTACAACGTACTCGCCTTCACTCAACTGAGCAGGGACGTCATCACGTACCTCTTCTGCCATTGAACCTGGAGGTACTTCATTGCCACTTACAGGGTCTACAGTAGTACCGTCATCTGCGATACCACCCTCTTGAAGTAGCATCTCCATTTGTTTAGCTTCATTGGCTTCCATTGATTTCGTCCCTCATATATTTTAATCTACGTAGTGAGGCGATCTCGCCTTGAACCCTGTACATATTATCAGGTTGATTCTCTTGCTCTAGTCGTTTGTGTGCAGAGCTTATCTTATCGTCTAGATACTCTACGTAAGCGTCCCATAGTTGCTTATCGTTGACTAACTTCTTTAGTGCGCCATTCATTTAGTTGTACTCTGTTTAGGTTCAGGGGCTGGTACAGGAGTTTTTGTAATGCCCAGCGCAGAGCTAAGCTCTTTAGCTAACAGTCTAGTGATACCACTCATTAGGCTACGTTCCCACTAAATCCTTGCTCACCGGGTTGAGGCGCTGTGCCTGTACCCATCTGCGCTCCACCTGATCCTGTAGTGTCTTGTACGTTTGCTCCCGCTGGTGCTTGACCTTCTGGTCCCGGCGCTGGGCCTTGCGGTTGGGGTGGCTGTGGGTTCTGCTCTTGGAACTTCTTAAATAGCTCAGCCTGGATAGCTGCGTCCTGCATAGAGTTAGTCACCTTGTCTGGGTCAAGGTCCATAGACTTAGCGATCTCACGAATGACGTAATCCATCTTAGCAAACGGTGCAAGGTTAGGATTAGACGCTACCTGCAAGAACTGCATTAGACGTTGTGAGCGTACCTCGTTAGACATCAAGCTTTCAGTACCTGATGCTTTAACTTCCAAGTCACCCTTGATAGTTTCATCGTAGTCAAACTGCATGTTGAACGAGAAGAAAGCTTTACCTAGGGGGCCAAGCAGATAGTCATCTACGTTCTTAACTACGCTACGAATACTACCGTTAGCTGCAGACATAAGCATAGAGATACCTGAAGCTGTACGCCCTACACCCGAGACACCAGTTTGACCGTGTGCGAAGCTAGGGAATCCAGTACTCTCATCAGCCAATACACGAGCCTTGTCAAAGAGTTGCATGTTCTCTTGAGCTACGTTAGGGAACTTAGTTCCGAAGATAGCCTGACCCGGAGCACCGCCTTGACGTCTGAAGATCTTGCCAGGGTACACACTCATGTCTTGACCTGGAACCAAGTTAGTCTCATCGACTTCCATAATAAGGTTACCAGAAAGCGCAGCATTGTCAATAGCCATACGCATAAAACCATTCATTAATGTCTGCGTATCGTCCATGTTCTCAGCAATACCTACACCAAAGAAGCTGTATGGGTTGTGCTCATAAGGCGTGGAGTAGTAAGGAATACGTGCTGGTTTGAATGGGTTAAGTACCATACGTAGTACTTCACCGTTACATACCCAGATGTTACAGCTTACTTCGTTTAGATCACGTAACTCTTTAGGGATCTTAACGCCATTCTCTTCAAGGATGTCTACGTCAACGTAACCCCAGAACTCCATAACTTCCCAGCGCTCAGACTGAGCAGAGATGTCATCGTCTTCCATCTTCATTTCCCAGTGCTTACGCACGTAGTCTGGGCTTTGAGCGATAGCGTTCTCAATAGAATCATCACGGAAGTAAGGGCGTCCCTTCAAGGAGCGCAGCTGATTGCGTGACATCTTGTGACGCTCTACTACATACTCAGCGTCATCCATTGAGGTAGACTCTGGGTCAGGGTAGAAGTTCCATACAGACACGTGGTTACACTCAGGGACAGTCTTAACGAGAGGGGAGTACTCACCGTCTTCACCCCAGCTAGGGTACTCTTTATCTACAGCGAATGGACCTTTCATTACGCCTGTACCAAGCAACGCCATCTCGAAAGCCATAGAGCGTAGATGCTTGGATGCACCACTCTCATTAAGCTGATCGTGGATCTTCTTCTCCATCTTCTTAGCGGCTACCATCGCAGGGTGGAACGACACTGTAGTAGGAGTAGTACCGTCACCTTCGATGATCTTATCACTCACAGGAGACAACTTAGTCTTGAGACCCGCTAAGCGCTCCTGTAGATCAATGATCGTTTCTCCGGGTAGTAGCTTACCGTCATCACCTAACAGCGCTGTAGGGGCTGCTACGTTCTCTGTGACAGCCCTGCCACCTTCACCCGCCTTATCGGCATTAGGATCTACGTTAATATGTACCGCATCTGCTACACCGTCTGGTAGTACTGTAGGATCTACTGCAAGAGGGAACTTATTATTACCGAAGAGTACGTCTACGATTTGTCCGTAGGCTGCAAGTGTTTTAGTCTTAGTTACCTTAACAAATACTCGTGACTTCTCTGTGTCAGTGAACTGTACGTCTGAACTATACAAGCCACGGTAGTTACGGTAAGCACGTAACCAACGCTCTTCATCTACAAGTCGAGCATCTTCTGCACGTCCGAAGCGATCCTTAACGAAGCTAACTACGCTATTAACAGACTCAAAGAGTTTATCGCTGCCGTTTTCAGCTGCTACTACTTCATCTGTGTCGAAGTTTACGTCTTCAATGTCTGCCATATTTTAATACCCGAATGTTGAGTCTGAAGCTTGAAATCCAGAGCGTTGATCTTTAGCTGGATTGTAATCCCATAGAGAACTACGTGGTCTTGTCATTATACCATAACGTAATGCATCATACAAGTGGTCTTCTGCATTTGTGTCTACATCTTCTGGGTTTCTTTTGTCCAGTGGTATAGACGGTAGTTGTGCTATTGTGTTGGTACACGTAGAAAAGAATACTAACCTAGGTTCCTCTGTGTATTCATCTACCTGCAGTCTGCGGTGTAGTTCGTTCTTACCAGATATACGTGAGCCTTTTGATCTATCTGAAGGACGCCAGCGACACCCCTTCATGTTCATCTGCTCAGCTAGTGAAGGACCAGTATCACCACGGTTATGCCATAGTGAGGAGTCAAGCACTCCGTAGCGTATAGTACCATCCCTAGCTTCAGCTTCTAAGATCATATCAGCTAAGTCTGTAGCTGTAACCTTAGAGCAGTACAACTCTCTATAAACTATGAGTTGCTCTGAAGGTGTTACTGCTAACCACACAACCCCAGTAAAGGAGCCGTACCCGTAGTCACACGCCCTGAACTTAGTCCACGAGTCAGGTATCTCAAAGGGTTCAACTACGTGCATATTCCTGTTGAACTCAGGGAAGGCTGCACCTTCGTTGACGTCCCAGTTACCCTCAAGTAGTTGTTTCTTTTGATGCTCTGGGAGTGACAGAAGCATTGCTTCGTAGTCGCCACTCTCAGCTAGGTGAGGGTTATCGAATAGACTAGCAGGTATAAACCTACGTTTAAACAGTGGCTCACCTGCTCTACTGTGACCGTTAGGGTAGGTAAGCGTTTCACCTGTCTCAATGTCTGTAGCCCAGAAAGGCGTGTTAGACGGGGCAGGATCAATAAACATTTTCTTGACCCAAGAGTGACCGGGGCCACCGGGGTTGGTTGTAGCCCTCATGTAGAGGCCTAACTCCTTGGAACTACTACGTAATCGAGATCGCATGTAGTTCCACCCATAGGGTGACTGCCATTGCGTAAGCTCATCGAAGGCTACGTAGTTAAACGCCTGCCCTTGGTAGCGCATGACGTCTGTGTCTTTGTCGAGGTAGGACATCCAAAGACGTCCCCCTCTGGGAGTGGTCCACTGAGATTTACGTTCCGACCACTTTATACCGGGTATAGCTTTAGGGTACAGGTCTTGACTCTTCTGTATGAGTTCCCTAAGTTCTTCTGTAGTGTGACGTACAAGTAGGCCACTAAAGTCTGGGTTATTCAAGTCACGTAGCGGATCTGCTAGTGTGGCATACGATTTACCTCCACCGGCTGCCCCACCATATAGTACCTCACGCTCTGCAGAGGCTAGATATTGTGTCTGAGGCCCAGGGTTAGGCTGAAAGACCACCTCTTGAGCAGCAATAGGGTCAAACTCTGCAGGCTTAACTTGGGCGGGTACTGTCTTCTTGTTCGTCTTCCTCGTAGGTGTAGTAACCGAGTCTTTCTTTTTCGAGGATCTCGTACTGCCTGAGCGCTTTTTCGAGCCGCTGGGCAAGCTTGCGTTTAATTGCAGCAAGTGACTTACGTTTTCTTTCGACATCTATACGCTTTTTCAACCCCATGTGTGAGATATACCTGCCTGACTGTGTTGATAGCCAAGCACTGACTTCCCTGTAACTATACTGCTTTAGATGCTTCTTTGCAAGTACTAAAAGCTCTAATTCTTTAGAAATAGGTTTAAGCCAGTCCTCATCATCCGGGTCTATCTCGTAACCAAACGGTACTTGAGGCGATAATCGTGGGATTCTCTCCCATCTCTTTACTTTAAAGTCAGGCTTAGGCAACATCCAGTAGCCTATGCTCTCACGTTCTTTCGTCTTAGTTACTCGTATCATCTTGCTCTTTAGGTGGGAGGATAAACAAACCACCTGAGGCTTGTACCTCCACACGCTCCGTCTTTACAATACCTGCACGATCAAGTACTTCTTTGGCTGCAGACATCTTCTCTTTTACGCCTAGCTCTGTAGGGTCAATAAGAGCCTGTCCGAAAGCTACAGCTGCCTTAGGTCCAATACGTGCCATGTACGTCTTAGTGCCATCGAAGATCTCATCCTTAAGAGAATCAATGATAAGCCTCGTAGGGGTGTTATCGCTGTAGCCAGCAAGCTTCTTAGCTTTCACTACGTCACCGCCAGCCTCATCGAAGAGTACCTCTAAGAACTTAACTTGATTCTCTGTAAGTTGTCGTGCCATTACACTACTTTCTTATGTTTCACTGTCTGTTCCGTAGAACCGTTGCTTGATCTCACCACGTGTGATACCAATATCTTTAAGCTGCTTATCACTCATGTTATTCAGTAAGTAATAGTCTGCTCTCATCTGTTGAGCTTTAGCTAGTGAGTTACCAACAGAGATAAAGAACTTAGCTACAGCTTTCAGTGTTCGTTTGGTTGTAGCTATTACTGCAAGTTTAAACTGGCTTGGGTAGTCGTATGTTAAGTACATTATGTAGTCTCCACTGTATGTTATGCCGTTCTTGGCATGTACAGTTATACTACAAAACAGTAAGGTTTAGAACTGCTATATTGGAATACCCGCTACCCAACAGGTACAAAGGTCTCAGTTACAGTAAGAATAGTGTCAATATGCCCAGAGGAAGTAGGAGTTACTTGTATCCTGTCACCCGATTGTAGTACTAGGTCTATATCAATAAACGTAGTGTTATCCCCAGAACCTAGACTCTTACCCGACAAGAAATGAGAAGTGTAGTTATCGGCAGCTACATACCACTCTACATCTACAGAGTTTGTACTACCACCACCATTAACTACGTGAACAAAGGTTAACTCAGCTACACAGTTAGCAGGGCATGTATATACAACCTCTGTAGCAGTGCCACTGTTGTGACCATACACAGAACGCATACGTGATGACTTGCCTGGATTAAGTAAGCTCATTTCTTTTTAGCAGCCTTCTTAACTGTCTTAACTACCCAAGCTTCATTCACATCAGGAGTATCGGGGTTGTCAGCAATGAAATGTCCATTTTCATCACGTGCTCGTACCACTTCCAGATCCTCATCTTTAGCCTCTACCTTTTTAGTTGCCTTCTTAGCGGGGGTCTTTTTAACAGGCGCTGGGCTTGCAAGGTCTGCTTCCTGGCAGATAGTATTAATGTTAGGGTCTTTACTCTGTACGTTACCGTAGTTGTCTTCACCAGCTGACTGGTTACCCATAGAGTCCCACACGTAGCCATGCTCATCTACACGGTAGCCCTTAGCTTCCAGTGCTTCTTTATATTTATGGTAATACTTCATTACTTAGTCTTCTTCATAGGACGTTCTGCAGGGTTAGACGCACCACAGTAACCGCCTTTGTTGTAACCCATCTTCTTAGTCATACCACCCTTCATGTAGCCCATCTTCTTAGCTACTTCAGGTGCTTCTTTCTTGAGAGCTTTCATGCCTTTGTTCATCATAGTCTTAATCCTCTTCCGTTATCATATCAATATCTTTACAATCCCACCCTTGGCAGGACTTCTCTTGACTACACACAAACTCGAACTTAGTGCAAGCACCCAAGCCTGACTCAATGTTTAACGCCTTCAAAGTACGAGCACGGTTGTCGAAGTATTCACAGTTACCACAAGTCTTAAGGGCTGCAATGTCAGCATCCTTATTCCAAGCTTTACCTAGTTCCTCTGCAGTAGCACCATACATCCAGTACTTCTCTGCACGGTCACGGTTCTTAGGGTCTACCTCAGGTGGCTCCCCTAACATCAAACTCATACCTACCATCATAGTATTACTTCCTGTACTTTGCTGTCTTCTTAGCTATCTTCTTTGGTTGAGCTACAAACTGCTTGCCTGCCTTAGTACCCTTACGCTTAGCTGCACTTGTAGCTTTATATTCTGCAGGGGTCAAGGCATCCCTAGCTTTCTTAGGTAGGTAACGCTCACCTGTAGCTTTCTTACCTTGAGTAGAGGGCTTACCTGACTTAGTGCCCCACTTCTCATCTCCCCACTTCTTAAGTGATTTCTGTGGTGCTTTCATTATGACTTGTAGCCTCCACCCTTAGCTTTGTATTGCTTAGCTACCATCTGAGCTTTACGTGCAGACCACTGCCCAGGCTTACCGCCCTTACTGCCAGCCTTTACTTTAGCTACAAGGTTCTTACGCATCGTAGGCTTAGTGTAGTTACCTGCTGCATTAACTGTTGACTTAGCCATTAGGCTTCCTCTCCTATCTTAAAGCACCCCCACTTAGAGTAAGCACCTTTACTTGCTACCAAGTCAGCTACTGTTTTAGCTTCTACCTTACAGGATTGCTCACTATCAAAAAGCTTATCATTCTTTGCAGTAACTTGACAAGAAGAAACATTAGGTTGAGTACATATCATTACTATAGCTAACCACACATTACCAAGCCTTACATGACCAGTAACGTGCAGTGAACTTATCTGTAGCTGTATCACAACTGTGTCTAGCTCTGAAGTTCTTACGGCGCTCTGGGTTATCCTTCTTGATGGACATGTTAGGGTCACCAAAGCGTACAACCTTTACTTGGTCACCCTTCTTAGCTAAGACAGCACTCTTCTTAGATCCACCAGGGGTCTTCTTAGGTTTGTTGTAACCTGGGTACGTCTCACCCCGGTACTTCAACTTACCACTAGGTAAACGCTCTACGTCTTTAGTTGTAGCCATATCACATCAACTCAAAATGAGGGCCATCAATAAAGGGTCTGCGCCCTTGACTAC